CGCCGGTCACGGGATCGACCGTACTCGTCGCGTCGAGGCCTTCGTCATACCGGGTCGTGGCATACTTGACGCGCGCGGTCAGGAAGACGGCCTGCACCTGGGGGCTATTCAGGAGGTTCCCGCCGGCCAGCGTCGTCGTGACCTCGTACCAGCGGAAGCGGTTCGGCGTCGTGAGGATCTGCCCGTCCGTGACCGTGCCGATCGCCGTCCAGCCGCCCGCCGCGCTCACATTCGAACCGCGGAGCGAGAAGGTCACCGTCGAGGGGCCGGGCGTCAGATAGTCGGCCTTGAACTCCACGTCGCTCGTCGGGACGCTGCCCAGATCGACGACGTTCGTCGCCGTGCCCGAGCTCGCGAAGGTCGCGGCGCGGAGGTCGTAGTAGGGGATGGCCCAGGGCTGCGAGGTGCCGGTGCCGTGCGGCGCGTTCCGTTGCGCGACCCGGATCGCCTTCCCGAAGTAGCCGTTGAGGATCGCCACCGCGCCGTAGCCCGGCACGGCGCCCGTGGTGAGATAGCCGTCCGGGTTCTGCGTGAGATCGAGCGGGCCGCCGGAGAGGAGGTTCGGGCTATAGGGGCCGCAGGCGCGCGCGCCTGGCGCCGACTGCGCGCGCCAGAAGGTCGCCGGGTTCAGGTTCGCCACGAGCGCATTGTCACTCGCACCGATGCAGGCGTTCGTGGCCCCGAGCCCCGTCACGGAGATCCCGACCGAGAGCGCCTTCGCCACGACCAGCGGCGTGAAGTTATCTGGCGCGGGCCGGAGCGCACCGCCCGAGGTGACGCCAGCGCCCGACCGCGTGGTGAGGCGCTGCGGCGCGAACTTGATCTTCTGGCTCGTGACGTCGAACGTCACCGGCGTCAGGCCCGACGCCGGGATCGCCGTCGAGTCAAAGGTGAGCTTCTGGCCGAGCGGCTTCCGGTTCCAGTGGTCGTCCATTTCGTAGAGCTGCACCTGGAACGACCCGGAGAAGGTCGCCACGATGTTCGCCGGCGCCGTCGTGGTGGCGACGTAGACGCCCGTGCCGATACTCGCCTGATCCTTACCCCAGAACATGCCCCAGGCGTAGAAGGCGACCGTCACGCCGTCGCCCGTATAGGCCGTCACCGCGTCGGCATTCGCGGGCAGGATCGAGACGCTGCCCGCGCCGCCGGAGCTCGAGCTGTTCAGGTCGATCTCGATCTCCCAGAAGCCGTTCGCGGCCGACCAGACGTGCGTCGTGATGCCGCTCCCGGTCGTCGAGAAGGCGCCGGTCGAGAGGTTGAACCAGGAGTCGTGGATCGTGCCGAAATTGTCGTTGACGCGGAAGATCATCCACGTCGCCGCGCCCTGCTTGACATAGACCTTGTAGGCCTGATTCGTGAGGTTGGAGCCGATGGCCGTTTGCGTGACGGTCATGAGCGCCGTCACGGCGTTCCCGATCACGCCTTGCGCCGTCGCGCTGCCGTCCGGCGCGGTAGTGGATCCGCCGATGTGGCAATTCCCCTTCGACCAGACCGCATTGGTGAAGTCCTGCGACCAGAGGATCGAGTTCGTCCCGCGCGGGATCTGCCGGCCGAGGAGGAGCGTGATGCCGTTGAGTGTGATCGGCGTCGGCAGCGTACCGGGCTCGAGGAAGAAGTCGAGCAGGATCTCCTCGGTCGGCTTGGACGGCTGCGCGCCGACGAGCGGCAGGACCGTGCCGCCGTCCGAGAAGTCGTTGAGCACCGTGGCGAGGCCGATATTCGATGCGATCGACTGATTGGGCGCAGTCGTGAGCGTCAGGACGCCCATCGCATCGGCCGCGACGTTCGACAGATAGCCACTCGTCCAGTCGGCCTGCGTGCTGATCTTGGCCGCCGCCTGCACGGCGACGATGTCCGCCTCGAGATCGACGCACGGATTGAGCCTGAGCGATGCCGCCATGATCTTGCCGAGCGGCGAGCTCGCGCCGGCCAGCGCCATCGAGCGCGGCAGGGCGGTGCCGGGCGTCGAGAGCGAGGCCTGGCCGAGCGGCGCATTCCGCCGAAAGCGCCGGACAGCCTCCTGCACCGCGGTCCCTTGCGGGACGCGCGGCGCAGTGGGCTGATACGGCGGACGTCCGGGGAACGGCCGGGGTGCCATCGCTTACCCGACTTCCCCGATCACGAGGCCCATGTTGATCGTGAGCGCGGCGGGCGCGGTCGGGAGATGGATCCCAATGATGCCGCCGCCGGGCACCCAGATCCGGTCCTCGACGTTCGGCACCCAGAGCCAACCATTCGCCCAGTTGAAGCCGTCCGGGTACTGGTCCGTCGTGAGCGTCCCGACCGTCGTGCAGAGGCCGCGCACCGTGCCGCCGAAGGCCGCATCGTCGGGATCGACCGCATTGACGATCGGCGCCGTCGCGTTCGTGCCCGCGCCGGACTTCCGCGTGATCGTCACGTCCTGCATCGCCGACGTCGTGTTCGTCGTCTGGGCGATCCAAGCGCGCAGCAGGCAGACGGACTTGGTGGCGGCCGCCGTCAGCTCGATGAGCGTCTGCACGGCACCGGTCATGGCGACCTTCTTGTGGGTGATGCTGTAGACGCGCATGGACAGAGGCTCCTAGAAGGTGACGGTGGGGACGACTTCTTCGAGCGTGAAGTCGATCTCGCGGTGGAGGGGCGATGGGACGGGGTCGTAGGACGTGTCGCCGGCGAGCTGGAAGAGCCGCGTGAGGCCGCTCATCGTCGCGTCGGTGTCGTCCTGGCACACCCAAACGGGCGCGTTCCGGCCGAGGATCCGCTGCATCTCGACGTTCCAGGCCGCGTGGTCGGTGCCCTCGAGCGCGAGCTTCACGCGGAGGGTGGCGAGCTGGATCGGCTGCATCTTGACCCGCACACCGCGGCGGCTCATCTGGTTCTTGGTGTACTTGACGTCGGAGCGCGCGTCCCAGGCCGCGACCGCGTCCGGAAAGGCGTAGCTCGGCCAGCGGTAATAGACGCCGAGGTAGAGGCCGGTCACGATCGGCGCGATCCCGGCGCCCATCGCCGGGATATTGAGCTGCCAGGCGGTGCGGCTATTCGCGGTCGTCAGCTCCTTGACCCAGACGCCGTCGGCGGTGACGCAGCCGTTCGTGTCGGTCGGGAGACCGCCGGCTGAGGTCGGGATCGTGACGGTCTGCTCGTCGGTCGTGACGGTGGCGAAGTTGTCGGTCGAGCTCTGGAGCTTGACACTCGCGACGCCGCCCAGGTTGTGTCCGCGGTCGAGGATGAGCATCGTCGGGACGGCACTCGTCACGCCGGTGACGCGGATCTTGCGGGCCGCATTCGTCGCCTGCGGCGTCCACCAGGTCATGTCGCGCAGGTTGTCCGCCACGCGCCAGACCTCGTTCCCGGCGGCGTCATCGGCGTCGGGGTTCGTCACCGTGTATGACTTATGGAGCACGACGGCGTCGAACCAGTTGTCCGTGAGAAAGATCGGCGGCGCGCTCATCAGAGACTCACCCGGAGCGGTTGCTGCAGATCGACGGCGCGCTGGAGGAGTTGCCGCGTGCGCTGGAGTTCCTTGCCATCGGGCGCGCGATAGACCACGGTGATCTCCATGCGCTGCATCTGATTGGAGGGGACGCCGTTGCTGCTGGCGCCGAGTTGCGCGGCGGAGGAGGATCCGCCGCTCGAGGAGGAGCCGCCCCGGCCGCTGCTGCCGCTGCCGCCAATCGAGGCGAGGCCGGCGAGCGCGCCGACCAGGGCCGCGCCCTCAGCCGCCGTCTGCGCCGCCGCGAAATAGCCGGGCGCCTGGCCCGCCGTGACGGGACTTGCGAGCGACGAGACGCCGAGCGCCGTGTCGGTAATGGCGGTCGCCAAGAGTTGCGCCATCATCGGCTCGAGGAGCTGCTGCTTGAGCTTCTTCGTATCGAAATGGCCGCCGAATATCGCCGCGATCGCTTGCGTGAGCGCGCCCTTCATCACCTCGGAGGTGATCTGCGTCACGGTGCCCATGAGGGCGATATGCTGATTCGTCTTGAGCGCCTCGGCCTGGATCAGCCGCATCTGCTCGACGATCGCCGGCGTCTGGAGCTGGCCGTGGAGGAAGTCGTCGTTGGTGCTGCCGGTCCCAGCGCCCTTCCGCTCCTTCCCCTGGGCGTCGTAATACGTCCCGACGTTCTCATTGAGCGTGCCTTGCGCCTGCTTCCCCAGGAGCGCCGCCTGCTTCTCCATCTCCTTCGTAATCTCTTGCTCGTACTTCAGCACACCTGCGCGCAATTCCGTGAGCACCATCTCGGGCACCACGCGCGCGAGCTGCACATGATAGGCGCCGTCGAGCGCGGCGTATTCCGCCTGCGCGTCGGCCGTCATGACGTGCGCGTTCGCCTGATTCGCCGCATAGGCGTCCTGCAGCGCCTGCATCTGGGCACGCTCCTGCGTGCGGAGCGTGAGGCTCGCGCCCTCGTCCTGATGCATGATCTTGACTTGCGCGATGATCTTCTCGCGAAGCCGAACGCCCTCTTCGAGAATGTCCCTGTCGCGTTGCGACATCGCGGCCGACGTCTGGAGCGAAATCGCATGCGCCGCGGCATCCCGCGCGAGCTGCGCGACGATCGGGAGCTGCGCCTTGAGCGCGTTCACGACATTGAGCTGGGCGCCGTAATGCTCTTCGTCGAGCCCGACGAGCGCCTTCTCCTGGACGGCGATCTCCCGGAGGAGCGCCGTCTGGTCGCCGGCGAAGAGTTGGGCGCCCGTCGTCGCCGTGCCGATGTTCTTGGTGTGCAGGACGAAGTCCTGGAACTTCTTGTCCGTCTCCTCGATCTTCTTGTCGATGCCCTCGAAGACATGCACGATGGCGACGCCGGCCATCGCGATCGCGCCGACGAGGAAGCCCTCCGGCCCGAAGCCGAAGGCGAGCATGCCGATCGCGTTCGCGACCGCATCGATCGAGCGGACCGAGTTCCCGGCCGACGTCTCCAAGATCGAGAAGCCGCGGGCGATCGTGTTGAGCCGCGCCGCCTGGTTCGCCTGCGCCGCGTTGACGCGCGCCTCGAATTGCTCATTGATCTGGGCGAGCTTCGCCATCTGCTCGCCCGAAGCGCGGATCGAGGTCTGATATTCCTGCTGCGCCTGGATGCTCGCCCGCACGGCGCTCACGGCCGTCCGATTCGTCTCCTGGGCGCTGTTCGCGAAGGCGTGGAGCGCGCGAATGTCGTCGTCGAGCTCCTTCTTCATCTGGGAGCCGTCGGCGGTGATGCGGATCTGGACGTTCGCGCTATCGCTCATGCGTGCCGCTCCGCGCCTTGTCCGCTTCCTCGCGGAGGATCGTGGCGTGCTCCCCGGCGATGATCGCGAGCGCGTCCAAGAGCTGCGGATCGTGGCGGCCGGGCGGCCACTGGCCGAGTTCCTTCACGAACCAGAAGGTCGAGAGCCAGCGCCCCAGCCGCGGATCCGCGGCAATCTGCGCCCAGGGACAATGCGAGACGAAGAGCTGCGGCATCCCCGTGCCCATTGGGATGCCGAGCCCCGGCTTCGGATACGGCGCCCGATCCTCGCCGGGCAGTCCGCACCGATGCTTGGCGCGTAGCTTCTCCGAGCAGGCGCCGCATCTCAGGCCGCCGAAGGTGCCGTGCCGTCCGAGGCGGACGGCGAGCCGGAGTTTTTTTCCGTCACCGCATCGACGGTCGTGCGCGCAATGAGCGCCTTGAAGATGGCGCCGACCGCCGCCGGCCCGTTCCGCGCGACCTGAAAGAGCGACTTGAACTGCACGGCGTCCCTCACATCGAGCGCCGCCCCATCCTCGCCGAAGGTCGCGCCCTCGACGCGGAGCAGTTGGCGCCGCACGAGCTCGAGCGCCGCCTTGTTCGGGCCGCCGGCGAAGCCGTCCTGCCACTCGGCGAGCTCCTCGGTATCGAGCGGCCGCACGAACGCCGTGAGGCCGGCCCACTCCGCCGTCGGTTCGACGGCGGAGAGATCGACCGCGATCTCCTTGGGGAGAATGGCGATCCGCATCAGAACGCCTTGAGGCTGAAGGCATCGTTCGCGCCGGGCGTGGAATCGTAGAGGTGCCCGGAGAGGAGCAGGAGCTGCGTGCCGTTGCCGTCCTGCACCTTGACGCCCTTGCCTTCGACGCGCGCGTTCGGCGCCGCGAAGTTCCATTTCGCGTACTGCGTCGCGCCCACGGTGAAGCCGATGACGAGGCCCGTGTTGCTGCGGCGCCAGCCTTCCATGTCGATTGTCCCGACGAGCTCCTCCTCGAGGAGGATGGTGAAGGGGATCTGGCGGTCGCGGATGGATGGCGTGGCGAGCGAGCCGGTGGCCGCGTTCATATTCCCGCGATTCGACTCGACCATGTTGCCCGTGTTCCAGGTGAACTTCCGCACGACGCTCGTCGAGAAGCCGCCGACGGTGAAACTGATCGTGGCATCCGTGATCGGCGGGTCGGCGGTGCCGAACGCCGGCGAGGCGGGCACGGCCGCATCGGAGTCGCCCTGGTAGAGGCCGGTGATCTTGGCCGTCATCTCGAGCGCCGAGCCCGCCTCGATCGCGAAGTCGAGATCGGTACGGCAGCCGAGCATCTTGCGGAGCTTGCCATCGACGTAGTAATAGACCGTCGCGGACTTGAGCGACGTGCTCGCCGGCTTGTAGGTCGCCGATTCTGACCCGCCGGTCAGGACGACCGTCTGCGCGAGGCCGGCCGCCATCAGGAGCGGATCGGGGTCGGGGAGGTTCGAGTTGCTGATGGCGGTCGTCGAGCGCGTCGCGCGCGGATAGAACTTGGCCGACCAGGTGCCGAGCGGGCCGGTCGCCTTGAGCGGGGACAGACCCTGGAAGCTGTTGCCGACGATGGCCTTATCGCGCATGCGCTGGAAGGTGTAGTCGCCGGTCGGATCGACGGCGTCGATGAGCTGCACGGCATCGGTCGCCGCGACCGGCGACGCATCGGTGCCGATGGTCGATTCGATCTTGGCGAGCATCAGGGCATTGAGTGTCGAGCGATCAGACATCGGAGTGCTCCTCCGTCACGGGGACGGGCGCTGCGGGTTCAGGAGTGACGGGGACAACGGGAAGCGCGAGGCCGAAGGCGATACGGTCCTCGGCCGTGAGGTCGGATTCATGGATCGGGCCGCGTTTGTCTTTCACATAGAACGTTCCGCCGCGGGAGTCGCTCATGGCGTGATCACCTGGGATCGAGTCGAGATCGACGTCTGGATCGCCTGCTCGGTGCTCGCCGCGATGGCGATCGTATCGACCGGAGCGGCGCCCGCGTCGATGAGCGCCTGCTGCAGTTCGGTGGGCGCGCGCTGGACCGCGTTCTCATCAGCGACGAGATCCGCCGTCGCGGGCTGGACGATCCCCAGTTCGACCATCGCGTCGTCGAGGAGATGCAGGTAGTTGCCGGTCGCGAAGTCGAACTCGACGTCGGCATAGCGGACAGTGACGCCGTCCTTGAGCGGCATGCCGAAGGCGGCGTTCGTCGCGGCCTGGAAGTCGAGCGCATCCTGCTCGACGGCGAAGGCGAGGAGTTGACGCATCAGACACCCCACCGCGCGGTCAGATAGGCCTCCGCGCTCGCGATCTCGCCGGCAGAGAGGACGCGGCTGTAGTGGAGAATCTCCGCGATGTCGCCGTCCATGAACTGTACCTCGAGATCATTGCGGAACGCGCCGATCGAGGAGATCGATTGTCCGCTGACGGCGTAGTTGCCGCCGCCGTTCGCGCTCACGACCTTCGTCGTCTCGCCGAGGCGCACACCGAAGCTCGCGTTATTCGCCTGGTACTTGCCGGCGAACGTCATGCTGAGTTGATGCGCGTTGGTATCCCAGGCGTCCGGAATCGTGCGCAGCAGCGTCGTCCCTGGGCCGCTCTCGCCGAGGAAATTGAAATTGCCGAAGCCGTTGCCGTTCCCGAAGGCGATGGCTTCCTCGATCCTCGAGTCGGAGATGAAGTGATAGAGGTTCCAGAGTGCGCCCCCAGCCGGCGTCGAGCGCAGTTTGTAGACGACGAAGACGGTGCAAGCGCCCGACGGCATGTTCACGCCGGCCGATTGCTGCAGATACTGGCTATTCGCGCGCTGGAACGTCACGACCGGGAGGCCATTCAGCGTGTTCGAATTGAGCGGCTGTTTCGTGCCGGTCCCCTGCGTGAAGTTGCGCCCGTTACCGCTCTGATCGGCCCATTGACTGACGCCCGTGCCGATCGTGATGCCCGCGTCGCCCTTGAGCCAGAGCTCGAGGTTCGCGCTCGAGGTCGGCACCCACGCGCCGGTCTGCACGGTCACCGGCACGGTGACAATCACGCCATCGCACCAGACGTAGACGTTCGTCGAACCGCCGGCGATGCCCGTGATGAGGCCGTTCGCGTCTACCGTCGCGACCGCCGCGCTCTCCGTGATGTAGCCGATCGGCCGGCCGCCGACCGGGTTCCCGCCCGCGTCCTTCGGCGTCGCCGTGAGCTGCTGCATCGCGAGCGGCGCGACCGTCACCGGGTTCGGCGTCACGGTCATCGAGGCGACCGCGGCCGTCGGCGACGGATCCCGCGTCTCGATCACGAACTCCACGGCCACGCGCCAGACGTAATTCGTGGCGCCGGACTTCCGAACCTGCTCGACCGGGGCGCTGATCTTCATGCCCTGCGACTTCGGCGGATTGAGCCGGACGATCGTCTTGCCGGGCGTTCGGGTCGCGGTCGGCCAGGTGTCCAGCCAGAGCATGAAGGCCTCGCCGACATGCTTGACGTGCGTCTCGGCCTCGATCGAGGACTGCGAGTTCATGACGTAGGCGACCGTGATCGTATGGCGCGAGTCGCGGACGCCCGCCGCGGGCCGCGTCGTCTCGGACTCGCTCTCCTCCCACTCGATCAGCAGCACCGGGAAGGTCGTCCGCGGCGTGTCGAGCCGCCAATCCCAGAACTTCTCGAAGGTGGCGACGTTGGTGAGCGTCACGCCGCGCGCGGTCGCCACCTGCTGCAGGCAGGCATTGAAGCCCGACTGCGCCCACGCGATCACCTCGTCGAGCGCCGTGCCGATCACGCGGCCACCTGGAGGTAGCAGCGCGTGACCTTGCCGTCCTCGATCGCGTCCCAGGTCTGGATCGCGTAGACGGTACCGTCCACGGTCATGAAGGTGCCGGGGACGAGATTACCGACGGCCCCCGTCTTGATGAGGAGCTCGACCAGGCGGCCGATCGAGGAATTATCGGCGTCCGGCATCGGGTTCCCGACGTCGGTGACCTTGAGGTTGCCGAACGTCGTCTTCGCGCCATAGACGACCGGCACGCCGAAGTCCGCGAAGAAGGCATCGAGATCCCGGTCCCCGAAGGACATCGGTTATTTCCGCTTCTTGGGCGGTGCCGTGACCGGGCGCGCGGCCGCGGTCACCGGGGCCGCCGGCGGATTGAGTTCGCTCCCGTCCCGCAGGTCGCGTGCGCGGCCCGTCAGGACGAGATCGCGGGCGACGACGAAGGGAACCTCTTGCACTTCTCCCTTCCGTGGCCCGTCCAGCATGAGGACGTTCATCGGGCGAGGAGCTCTGGCAGCGCGCGCCGGCCAAGCCGCGCGCTGCCGAGAGCGCCGAACTACACGACCCGCGACGGGATCGCCGCCTGCTGATACGTCGAACCGAGCACGACCGAGAGGCAGGCTGTCAGGTTCGCCACGTTCGACGCACCCGTCACGGGCGCGACATAGGCGAAGCCGCCGGCGATGTCGAGCTGGCTCGCATCGACTTCGATGACGACCAGCTTGTTCTTGAGCGCCGCATCGGTGGTGAAGCTCGCGGCATCCGTCTGGGACGCGAAGACGTCGCTGGTCGCCACGTCCAGGCACGTCCAGATCTTGAACACCGCTCCGGCGATCGCCTTGGAACCGGCGCCGCCCGCGGTGGTCGCCTGCACGACGGAGCAGGCGACGGTCGCCGCGTTGCCCTGCGTGATCTCGAACACGAACGTCACTTTCTGACCCGTCTTGAGACTGATGTACGTCCCCGTGCGGCCGGCCGCGTCCGTCGCGGGCTGCATGCAGAGGTTGACACCGTTCTCCTGGATCAAGTTGCGCGGAAGCATGTCTGAGGTACTCCTGGAAGATCGTGAGCCTGCGAAGGACGAGCACCGGGAACTGAGGGCGGCCCCGGAGGACCACCCTCAGCGCGCCGGATCAGGTGCGGGTCGAGGTGAAGGCGATGAACGGCGACTGCGAGTTCGATCCCTTGTACTGCGTGATCGCGCTCGCGAAGTACGGCTTGCCGTCCACGCGGTAGGTGAAGCGGAACGCCGTCTCGTCGTTCACGAAGCGGACGTGGATCGACTGCGCCGTCTGCGGGCCGCCCTTGTCGATGAGCATATAGGTGCTCAGATCGGCGAGGATGATGTCGCCCTGCGTCCCGAGCTGCGCGCAGTACTCGACCGGGATGATCGGCCGGCCGAGCAGGGTGCCGAACGGCGCACCCGCCACCGAGGCCGCCGCGCCGGGACCGGCCGCGGGGACGAACGCCGGGATGCCGGAGATCGTCAGCTGGATGAGCTGCGGCCAGACGGACTGGTTGATGAGCCACACCGCGCTCGAGAGCGAGCGCGGCATGAGCCGCGACCACATCCCGACCACGTCGGCGATCTTGACCGTATTCGCGCCGCCGGCCGAGGAACCCTGCACCACGAGGCAGCCCGCGTTCAGGATGCCCAGCGGCTGGCCCGCGCCGGTGCCGTTCACGATCGCGTCCTCGGTGAGGAACATGAGTTCCTCGCCGAACCCCTGCACGGCGATCGCCTCGAGCGCGGTGGTGTCCGCCAGCACTTCGTCGGTCGCGTAGTAGAGACCGATGAGCTTGTTCAGGTCGAGCGTGACGCGCCGGAACGTCGGCTTCTTCGCCGTCGCCGTGTCGGCTTCGTTCGCCCAGAAGGCCTGCACGCCTCCGAAGCGCGAACCCGTCGCGCGGCTCGTCTCGTCGATCGCGTTGACCTTGAGGCCGCTCGCGTTCGGGCCGATCGGGATCTTGCGGGCGCGCTTGAGGATCTCGCCCGCGCCGAAGGCCGCCGAGATGATCTCGGTGGCGAACTGCGACTGCACGAGGAAGCCGCCGTCGCTCATGACCGTCTCGCTCGAGCCGCTCGCGGCCGCGAAGGCCTCGTTCAGGCCGATGAGGCGGGGGTCGATCGGGCCGCCCATGCCGGCGCGGCGGATGCTGCCCAGCTGCTCGCCGAACGTGTTGAACGGCTTGTCCTGGGCGCGGTTGTGGACGTCGGAGACGATCGGCACCGCGCGCTCGCGGTGCTTCGCGAGCAGCTCATCCTTCACCTGCTCGAGCGTGGCGCCGGAAGCGCGCCACTTGCCGACCGCTTCGAGGGCGTCGCCCTTAATGACGTCCTTGTTCTGCTTCGCGAGGGCGAGGAAGGCGTCGAACTGCTCCGCCTCGCTGATCTTGGGGGCGACCTTCTCGGCCGCCGTCGGGCTGTCCATGTGGAGCTCCTTGATGGGAAGGGCGGCCGTGGCCGGTACTGGGGGATCGACCGCGGCCACGGCTGCGGTCGGGGGAATCGGTGCAACGGGTTCGAAGGCGGTGGTGAGGCTGTCCGGCGTGACGATGAACTTCTGGAGGAAGCCATTCGTCGCGGTCGCGTTCAGGGATCCCGGCATCTGCGCCGCGATCTTGAGGTCGGGCATCTCGGCCGCCATCTTCACGCGCGGGGCGTTGCTCTTGGCGCCGAGGCCCGCGAGTACCTCATCGAGCGTGGCGATGCGATCGACCATGCCCGCCGCGAGGGCATCTTGCGCGCGGAGCGCGCGGCCCTCGCCGTAGCCCTTCTTCACGTCCGCCACCGAGAGCCCGCGGCCGCGCGCGACGGCGCCCACGAACATGCCGTAGTAGCCATCGACGTACTCCTGGATGCTCGCCTTCGCCTCGGCCGTCAGCGGCTCGTAGGGGTTGCCCTCGGCCTTGTACTTCCCGGCCTTGATGATCGTCCGCTTGACCCCGTCGGCGGCGTCCGCCTCGGAGGTGTCCACGTGCACGACGAAGACACCGATCGAACCGACCTCGCCCGATGGCGTGGCGACGATCTCATCGCAGGCCGAGGCGATCCAGTAGGCCGCCGAGGCCGCGAGCGAGTTCGCGACCGCGATGATCGGCTTCGTGCCGCGGGCCTTGTAGATCCGCATCGCCAGCTCCGCCACGCCCTGCACGGTGCCGCCGGGGGAGTCGATGTCGAGCACGATCGCGCCGACCTTCGGGTCGTCGAGCGCGTCCTGGAACTGCGCACCGAAGAGCTCCGTCGAGGTGCCGCCGGACATGTCGTTCATCGCGTTCATGCGCTGCCCGATGACGCCGTAGAGCGGCAGCACCGCGATCGCACCGCGCTGACCCGGCTGCGGCCGCTTGTTGCCGGCGGCGAAGGCGCGCACATCGGCCTCGGCGACCTCGGCGCCATGCGCCTTGAGCTCGAGGAAGGCCACGATCTCCGTCAGCTTGCGTTCCTGGATGGCCCAGGGCGTCTGCGCGACGGCGCGCAGCACATTGGCGTACTTCATCGGAGTCCTCCAGCAGCGAGTCGGATGCGGGCGGCCGGCTTCTCGCCGGGCTTGTCTTTGCCGTTCTTCGTGGGCGCGCTGTCGGCCGCATCGGCCGGCTCAGTCGTATCGGGCGCACCCTCATCGACCGTCTCGCCCTTCGGCTTGGTGCCGGTCGAGATGATGAGCGGCACATCGAGCGACTCGGCGAGCTTAATCTCGGCCGACCGCTCGTTCAGGACTTCCTCGAGATCGCGGCCGCGCTCGGCGGCGAGCGCCGTCAGGGACTTGATCCCCATCGCGACCTCGAGTTGGTCGCCCTGGATGTCCTTGAGCGGGTCGATCCACGGGAAGACGCGCGGGTGCCACTCCGCCGCGTAGTACTTCGTGACGTCCATCGAGGGGAGCCGCAGGGCACCCGACAGGGACGCCATCGCCAGCCAGTTGCGGTAGATGGGCGTCATGACCTGCCGGATGAGCCGCTGCTGCAGCCCCTCATAGACGGCGCGTTCCGCGAGCATGCCGATCCGGCCCGACCCGTAGGATGTTCCAGTGAGATCGCCGGAGAGCGACATGTACGAGACGCGGAGCGCGCCGGCGATC